AGGGCTGCTAGAGGGTGTTCCAGGAGTGGAGGCATAGGCTGTTTCCGTTATCAGACACAGATTCGCACCGGTCATATTTACGGGAGACGATGTTTGCGCGTTATTTGGCATCGAGGCGGAGTTGATGGAGGTAATCGTCCCGCCGCCGCTGGCCGCAATAGCTCCGGTCACACTAGGTCCAGGGTTCTGCGCTCCCAGTAACGGCAACAGACCAAACAAGCATAAGCAGAACAATTTCTTGATCATTAGCGCGCGCTCCCGTTGAACGTGATCGCGGAATACGAAATGCTGGAGGCAGTTTGGTTGCACAAGATGTAGCTCAAAGTGCCTGCGGCCGACGGCCATCCCTGCGCGACCATTCCACCCGTTGATCCCCAGCCGGTTAGCGAAGCGGGAGAGACGCTATACCCCAACTGCACGACCATGCCCGTGGTGAGGTTGGTCACACTCTGGGTAAACGGGCTGGAGCAACTGTTCGCGCCCTGCGTGCCCGAAGACACGGCCACGGTGAAGTCGGCTACCGGGAACGACAGCGTGCAGGTGCCCGTGGTGGTAATGGTGCAGGTGCCCGCCGTATTGATCTGGCCACTTGTACCCGCGATCACGACTTGGGTCACAGTGCCGGTTCCGCTGGGAGCGCCACCATCGCTGATATCTATGCCGTTCGACGCGAACACCATCACATGCCCCGAAGTCCCCAGCGCCGCCACGACTGGGCTGTATACCTTCGCTCCATTGTTCAGCGTCTCGATGAAGTGGTGCGAGGTCGAGTCGGCCTGCATGGTGTCAACGCCACTCGCTGCCGTAGCCAACGTGCTTCCTTCCGCCGCAGCCCAGCATCCGGTCACCGCAGAGCAAGCGGTGGGAGGCGATGAGCCGACCCCGATCGAGGTGAAGTAGCCCGCCGCGGGCGTGGTCGAGCCGATGGCTCCAGGGATAGCCCACGTCCCGCCCAGTAACTCATTGGCATTCAGGATGCCCGTGCTCGCATAGGTCAACGTGGCTCCGGCCCCAACCGTCATCGCGGCCGTAGTGTTGGTGCCTGTGGTGATCGCGTTGAATGCGGAAGAGCCCGCCGCACAATTGGCGACATATGCCCCGGTAGCGATGTCCGTGTTGCTGGCGCAACTCTGCGTCGGCGCGGTCGGTGTGCCGGTAAATGCTGGGGACGCTAGAGGAGCCGCCCCCGTTACCTGACTCACCGTGTAATCGCCGGTTTGAGCTGTGACGGAGCCTGTGCGGGAGAATACGGACGATACGGCGCCGCCTCCGCCTCCGCCTCCGCCCCCACCGCCTGTTCCGCCGATAAGGCCATTTACCGACACCGTTACCTTGAACGTTACATTGGTCGCGGTGAATGTTCCACTCGGTGAGATAACAAAACAGTTGATAGCCCCGGTTGGAAATTGATAAATACCGCCCGTGGTCGCTGTAATGCTGGTGGATGTAGTTCCCGGCGATGCGATAGCATTGATTGGAAGTGCGAAGAATGTTCCTGTTGCGCAGGCAGGATCGCTGCTACCCAATATGCTAAAAGTCACAGTGCTGAGGGCCACGCCCGTAACCGTGACGTTAGCCATGTTGTAGCTGCCAGATTGGAAACCCCCTGAAATTGGATTTCCAAGCTGATACGCTGCGCTGCTGGCCGCGCTGGTAATGGTGTAGCTGGCTACGGTCACATTGTTGTAAGGACTGCCGGTCTGTCCTCTGGCCAGCAGAGCGAAACAGCAAAGAATGCTCAAGACCAGAAAATTCTTTTTCATATCACTCCTTTCTTGTTGATATCAACAACACGCATAAAGTTTAGCACAGGGCGGGTTTACTGCAAGAATACGTAAGACCCACCAGAGCTGGATGATGCTGATGCGATAATGATTTGAAATCCTTGGCTGCCGGTGTAGCCGAGCGAATCAGTTACGGTGATGGTAAAGGTAAATGTTCCGGTCGCGCTGGGCGTGCCTGAGATTACACCCGTAGAAGAGTTCAACGTGGTGCTGGTGGGCAGAGAACCAGAGGTTACTGCGTAGGTATAGGGACTGGTTCCTCCTTGAGCGCTTATCGTTTCAGAATATGCTGTCCCGCTCGTGCCGCCTTTGAGGTTGGCTGCTACCGGAACGGGATTGTAGTAGCTGGGCGTGTGCCCGCCGAAACCCGGAGGCAACACAACTTGATGGTTAGCGCCACGCCCAGCATTTGTCATGGGTGCTGCGTTATTGGGTGCAACCGGAACGGCCATCAGTCATACCTCATGGCTATACAACTATTGATATAGCTGCTGTTACCCGGTGGCGTAGGATTCCAGGAAAATGGGCCGTTCTTTGATGGCATATACGTTCTCGTCCCGCCATATAGAGTTACAGTAAAGGTGACGCCTTCGGAGAAATCCGCTGAGGCTCCTGCCCCTACTGATGTTCCTGTAAAATCGATAAACCCCACTGATGGTGAAGCAGTATCAAACGGTATTGAACCATTGAAAGATGCGGTGTTGCTTGTCCCATTTATACTTATTGATGGCACACGCAAATTCCATCCTTCGTAAAGCGGAGCCGCACCTACACCAAAATATAAGCTTCTTTGATAACAGTTGCTGCTATAGGATGCGTTCCATCCGCTCACCCACAATGTCACATAGGTTCCTGTATAAGCGAAACTACCGCCCGACAGTCCATTATTGCTGCGCTCTATTGCAAACAACTGCTGACAGTTGTTTGTCCCATTACGCCACATCATCGCACCTATACGCCCAGCTGCGCCGGTAAAATCGCATTCATAAGTTGTGGATGTGCTCGGTGGTGTGAAACTAGTTGGATTGGTATTTAGTGGTCCGACAATGCTCCCTGTAGATGTGCCAGCTCCGTTCGTGCCAGTACTCAACGTTATGCGCAAACTAGGACAGTTGGTGCCACTCACGTTACCATATTCCATCTTGACATAGAAGTTAGTCAAACTGTCGTTGGGCTCCCATATCTCGTATACGAACGCTGCTGATCCAGGGACTGACGCTATAGTGCTCCAGTTCACCTGCCCAGAATCAGCGCTCTGCACCCAGCCCGCCGTGCTGAACCATGTACTGATCGTCTGTGCCCAGTTCTTGAAGTTGGCCAGCGTTGAACTATCACCCACTAAGATTGAACGCTAGTGTACCCCACTGGCTAATTGCTGTTGTCCATGTTGATATAGCAGACGATCCCCCGGCTGCTGACTGTGCAGAGGATAGTGCTACGGGAGCCGTTGCGCTGATCTTAGCAGCGCTGGTAGGGATGCTGGGCGCTGTGGGCGGCGCGCTACCTGCCAAGAACCATAGATCAACGATGGCTGATCCAGAAACATCACCAAACACGGCCCAGCCGGTGATGGTGCCTGCGTAAGGAATCTGTAGAAATCCTTTGAGCCCTGTGCTGGTGGCGTCCATGCTTATGCCTGCGATTCCGATAAGACCAGATCCAGATCCTGGCGGAATAGCGAATGTACCATCAGCTTTTAGAAATTTACCCGCCGCTGCGCTGCCCGCTGGCGGCGCGGGCACAAGTCCGTCGGCACCGCCGCTGCCAGTGTCCCCCACCATGTCGGTAACATAAAAGCTGATGTTCTGCAGTGGTGTGCCGTTGTCGGACTGTGGCGTAACGTTGCGGGCACCCGTAGGCGCTGCGGGGGTGGTAGGTGTAAACGCGATTGATGTAGTCGGCTGACTCATATCACTTGAAAGGATTGCGGTGTCGTCCAACCGCCGGGTAACACCTCAGTTGCGCCGCCTGCTGGAAGCGCAAGAATTGCGCCTACATAGGTGTTGCCCGGCACACCAACTAAAGCGTTTGAAGTTTGGCACGTATGCACAAGTGTTGATGTAGAAACAGGATTGTCGCCCACCTGTCCCGGATCAGCAATGGTGATGTAGTACCATGTGGGAACTGACGGTGCTGGGATGGTGAAGTTGTGTGGGTTATATTGCACTGGATTCAGAGGAAAGATAGCGATAAAATCACTCACTTGTATTAGAGTGGGTGTAGTCTGTGTGATGGTGGCGGGGTTGGGTTGGAGTGTGTATTGTTGCGAGTTGACGGCACCGCTGGCTAAGCCCGTAGGCGTGTATGAATATGCTGTAAGCCCGCTTAGTGATTGCGCCGCTGTTCCGTAAGAATTTATGGCTGGGAATTTGAAGTACAGCGTAACTCCAATCCATTGTGACGGCAGTGCAATCGCGATAATCCCCTGCATCGACGGGTCAAGCACCGCAAACCGTGACCCACTAGCATGGTACACACCTTGTCCCGGGGACGGCGCGCCGAATACACCCCGGCCCAGATAGTTCCCTGTGCCGGTGGCTTCAAGCGTGTAGGTGTTTGCGCCTGTTAGGGTTGCTGTGCCATAAGTCATCAACTCGTAAGGGATAGAACCTGATGCGCTGGCTACGTAGCACGGCAGCAACGCTGCGGTTTGTTCGGAAGAAGAAATACTCTGTATTTCGCCTTCAGACTCGGCAACCGTAACAGGAAGATTGTTCGTAGTATCGGGGCTAGCGCTGGCCGCCCAGTTCGCCGTGGTATAGCCGGTAACGGCACTCCCTACCGTGGTGCCCGGCGCGGCTCCGCTGGGGTTTGGCAAGCCACCTGTGGGATTGTAGCTAGCTCCGCCATCAGTTGATACATAGGCGACTACGCCGCCAAACGCAGATCCCTCATTGCTTGATATGACTATCCAGAGTTGCGCTTGATTCGCGTTACCGTACAGTCGTGCAATGGGCTCGAAAATAATGGGTGCGTTGATATTTCCTGGCACCGTATTGACGCTCGGACTGTATGGCGTTGGTGTGTCTGCAGGTAAGGGTTGCGGTGCGTACATTCCATAGACAAATGGCTCGGCATCGCATTGAAGCTGTTGATTATCATCTTCTTGGATGGATGTGATACGCACTGGAAAATTATTGATGTTTGCCAGAGGATCGCTTATAAGAATAACAGCGTCGCTATTTCCACCTCCGCCCGCACCGTATGGCGCTAGAAGACACCATTTAGCTGGGAGGGTGAACGTATAGGTGTCTCCACCGTACTGCTGCACACGCACTTGGATTCCCAATAGCAGCCGAGCGATACTCACATCTTGTATGGCGTAGTTTTGCACAGGATCTTGCTTACGAACACCGTAAAGTGAAATCGATGCGGCCTCTGGCTGTTCAACTACGCTGGGATTGTAGTTGCTGGTACGATTGATGCACTGCATTTGCAGTACATTCGGTTGATCAACACGACTTACAGTTTTCAGCTCAATAGGATTGTCGTTACTGTTTAGAAAATCTCCATTCGCTGTGCTCAGCGCATAACTGGGGCCGCTGGCCGTGGGCGCATTATAAGTAACGCCATTGCCCACGAACGAAACTTCGCTCAAAGGTTGGCTAAATAATTTGAATCCAGCAAAAACCGGCGTAGCGTTGGCGGCAGAGTATAAAAGTTTCAGCCAATCGCTGGCTGCTTGCTGTGAATTCATGGACAAGCTGCCCCACAGCCCATTAGCGCGACACTGAAGTCGCACTTGATCAAGGGAGCTGATATCTATAAAATCTTCAAAAGGATCTGGATACGTCGGCGGGTTAGTGGCTTTGAAAGCGATAATGCACATGGCCTTCGGGTAGCCGACACCCCCGCCAAGACTGGGCAACTGAAGTTGAAATGTTCCCGGCGTAGATATATTCCTCTCAACCACTAGCTGTGATGACGTACCCGCGCCTGATTCTTGCCAATAGATGCTAGTGGTATCACATAAAAGGGTGTGCCAGTTAGGGATGTGTGGGTCTTGGGGACTTACCGGGCCTGTCCATAAACCGACGCCCAACATGTATGCACCGTAGCCTTGTGTGTTGGTAGTAGTGATGGTAGCTGCGCCATTTGCGCCAATGGATATAGAATCTAGTACCACGTCGCCGGCAATTTCAAACAGACTAAGGTGTGAGGCATACCACGCTTGAACGCCTAATGACACTGAAAAAATTGGCGTCCAAGTATTTCCACCTGTGTCTGAAATTGACAAAGTTGCGCTGCCGCCATTCGATGCCAATACTAAAAGAATGTTCCCAGCTGTAGTCGGCATGTTGTACGGTGTGCCGGGTACACCGTAGATAGATCCCTCTGTCTTCGCTTGAATGCATCCTGGAAAGCGATAGCAGCCCAATCCGTGTTGGAGCTGTGTTGTAGTGCTAGCTCCGCTAGTAGCGCCGATTGCGGCCTGTGCTACGCCGCTTTTGAAAACATCCTCAATCATATCGGCGAAGTCACAGTCACCAGTTGAATACAGACCGAACTTGCCTTGAACTTCGGCTTGTAGCTGAGGAATTACACCGCCACTGCCCAGATCAATATCTGACGATCCCGCCCCCGCATACATGGGGTAGATTACTTGCTGCGTGCTGAGGCCGGCGTCACTATACTCGGTGCCGCTGCCTAGCTCAGCTTCAAACGCAAGACGCTGGCGCGTAATGGGAGGCTGATTGCTGGTAGCCGACGTTAGTTGGGCGTAGTAGATTGTGACTGTGTATATGAAGAATTCGGGGAAATCGAAGTAGATGGTTGCGCCGTAGCCCGGCTCCCAGCGATAGCAATATGGATAGTTGCGCAACGCGGAACTGTGTGTGGGATCGGGGCCATTGTGAAGTTCGTTCCAACATGGAATCTGATAATTTCCCGAGTAGTGTTGCACCCCTTGGCCGCCGTAATCATCAAAAGTGACGCTATAACTATCTTCGATGCTTACACCTATCACAGCATAGAAGTTAGAATCTGGAATTGTTACCGCGCGGAGAGTTCCAGTATGCGTATACGATGTGAAATTCAACGGTATGGTTGCGCCGTTGTTCCACATCTGGTTGATGCCGATGATGGGGTTATGTCCGATAAGAAAATCTATGTTTTCGCAATAATCTACGCTATTCTTTTTCAGCGATTTGAACTTTTTGCCACTGCCGCTGCCCTGCCGCAGATTGGCGGCCCAGATAGCCAGTAGTGGTGACAACGTCATCCCGTAGATGACAGGGATGGTCTGCCCATACGTGGACGCCTGCAAGAGTGATCCGTAAGCGTAGGGCTGTGTTGACCCTTGACTCTTACCTGACATCATATCGAATCACCATCCCATGGATCGAAAATCGCCATCTCAGTATGCCCAGTCATGTAATGATTGATGGCATTGTGCTCACGAACGCATGGATCAACTGCGTGGACAATCATCGGCCACTGCGTAACGATACCGCCGTGGTTGAATAATTTCGATCGCACCACTTTGAATAATACCAAACATCCGGGCTTCGCCTCAATACCCCCACGACACACAGACTCTAAAGTTTTATGCGCGTTACGCATAATTTAAAAAAGATATCTATCTTCTGTAGTGTTGCAGAACCAATCATGGCTGTACAGAGGAGTTTGCTCGCGTGTAAATATTCCGCACTCAACCCCCCACTCTGCCAACAGTGTAGCGCAATCCACGCCAGCGCCCTTCACTCGACCCCCAAGCCGGTACGGTGTTCCGATATAGCTGCGCGCTATAGCAACGGATTCTTCGCGTGTGATCATAAACTTACACAGCCGTTTGGGGTGAAGGGACAAACGGAAAGCCAAAGAAATCTCCGTCAGCTTGGTTGATGGGTGCGCTAGGGCTTACATAAAACTGATCTACTCCCGGCGTCGGTGCCCACGGCAGCGCCGTGTAAAGTGCGAAAGAGCTGTGGCTATTGCCGTTCCCGTCCAAATAACTTCCATTCTGCCCGATTGCCGACCATATTCCCGCCAGTGTAGCGCCTGCTCCAGCCAAGAAAACAGCGTAGCCACCTACGAAGATATTGCCGGGATATATCTTGTTCGCCGTCGGGCTTAGGCAGTCAGCAATCAAAGTGTCAGTGGTGGTACCTGCAAATGTTACGAATGTGGGTTGCCCCGTCTCGCCCGCTACAAGACTAGCGCCTGTGTATCCAGCCAGTGTTGACGTTGATTCAATCACATTCGCGGGAAGTTTCTGCGTCACTACATTCAGGAAACTATCAACATTGAAGGTAATGCCGCTGCGCCCCACCGTGCAACTGCCCACGCGCCCGCCAAACCACTCGCACGCGCCTAATGTGTTCGCATCCCCCGGTGTAGGCATAAAGACTTTCCAAATCCGCACCGGCCAATTATCATACACATGCAGGCGCGCAAGTTGAAGAGGACTTGCCGTGCCCGTATTTTGGGTAAACGCCGCGGTGCCGCCCTGCAACGCGCCCGGAGTCCACGTAATGCTGGTGTTCTGTACCTCTAGCCCAGCTTTGCACGCAATAGTTCCTCGCTTTACCACGGCTGCGTAGAAAATTCCCCAAGGCTTATAGCTGACAGGTGCTTCGTGATCTGTCATCCAGATGGATTGAGGATTCTCCGGCTCACCTATCAAATACAAATGACGAATCAGTGGATTCTCAGCACCCTGAAGATACGCTTGCGTCGCCGCTGTGGTGTCCTGTCCGTTACCGCCAGTCACTTTCCTCATAGAGGCACCGGCCTTGCACTGGTCAGTTTCAAAGTGCCTGTACCATTCTGGCTCTCACTGCCGCCGATTGTCCAATACCCGCCGCCTTGTCCAGCAGTTACGACAGAAGATCCAACTCCTAAGAATTTCTCAAAATCAACACTATCCGTAGCGAAACGAACGCGGAAATAGTAGTTGAACTGCGCCGTTATGGGCGTTCCTGGCCCGGTGTATGCACCTTCGTCCTGCCAAAGAAGACTGCTAATTTGTACTGTAGCGGTTCCTGTATCGCTTGCTGGTCCGTAAGTGCTGCTGGCCGCGTAGCTATTGAAGGTAGCTGTATCACCACTAACACCACTGCATACAATAGTCTGCCCATTCAACGCTGTGTATGTGGTCAGCCCGGAAAAGGTGTATTGCTGCCCGGTGAAAAAACTAGGTGGCGCTGTGGTGAACGTGACCGTGAGAACATACATCGCTATAGGTGTCGTGACATGGGTCACTTGAATGCTGGCAATAGTGATACTGGTGGTTGCGCTGTCCTCTGTGGTGCCACCACTATCGTTGAATATGGGAATGCTACTGCCGCTAGTACCCGCCACGGTTGCCATCTGCACGTGTCCTGAAGGATCCAGGATGGTAGCGTTCAATGCATAGTAATGGCTAGCCTGCCACGCCGCCGCAATCGCACCCCACTTTAGATACATCCCCATGTAGCTGTAACCGTTGATAGCCAGCCCCGGCCCAAGCAGTTGATATGATCCTGCGGATGTGCCCGCCGTGGCCAGTGTTCCGTTCACGTACACGGAGATGCTGCCGTTCAAGTCTGTGATATCCTCAAATTGCACGCCGTTCATGCTGCGTTGGATGGGACTGTAGTAGTTCCCAGCGCCGTCGCTTACCAGTTGCAACCGTGCATTCTGGTAGTTCGGCGCGCCGCCGCTATAAGTGCCTTGGTCTGTCCAGGTAACTTGGTTGTCAGATGTAGAACCGCCGCTATGATTGAAGGACGGTACGGTGCTGCCAGTAAGCCCCACGCCGCTCGACGGGCTTACAGCCGTTACCAGTTGCCAATGATTCGCACTGTCTAGAATAGAATAGCCAACGGTCACATAGGTGCTGGCTGTCCAGCCCTGCGTGGTAAGCGCTGGCCCCACATAACTGTCATCAGGGTCTACAAACAGGAACGCGCCATTCTTACCCTGCATTTGCAGGAAGAATCCCATCAGCGTTCGCAACTCGGTAATGCTAAAGCCGCCCCACTGGAAGTCATGTAGAAAATCGTAGATCAGAGTGTAGTTCCACACCGGGTTTACCGACTGACTGATGCGTACATCGTAGGCGTTGGGCGCGCTCATCACCAAGTTGCTGAACTCAGGAGTCTTCAGCACTGTAAATGTCAAACCCGGCAGCGTTGGATAGACGGGAAGTGTCATCGCGATAACGACCCCTTCCGTATACCTTGGCGCACAACGTTTAGAATATGGTCAGCTTGCAGCGCATGACTGTCGCCTCCGTGTATAGTAGGCGCGTAGTGCAGCGTAACCTTGGGACTGTTAGTTTGCGTGCTGGTCATGTTGTTGACCATACGGTCAAACGTCTGGGTTTGCCCTTGTGTCAATACACGCTCCCCGCCGTGGCCGAGAATAGGCACTGCGCCGCTGCCGGGAATGATACCGCCCGTGTCAAAAGCACCCAACGCCAATGTAGCTGTGAATGCGCCTGCTGCTAGTGCCGCCGCAATAACCGGCCCCACATAACCGGTGGCCCAGCTAAACGTCGCCGCCGCAGCTTTCTTAGCGTCAATAAATACGTCCTCTATAGTTGACGCCTTTTTTATAGCTGAACCCGCTGCCGCTGCTGCTTGGTCACTGGTAATAATACCCGCATTTGTCAACGTATGTATCAAAAGAATTTTAGCTTCATTTCCGATGTAGTTCAACAACATTTTTTCAAAAGCGATTTCTGTCTGCTGTACGATGTCTACGCCCATCTTACCAAAAGCGCGGCTGACGCTCTGGGTGCCGTTGAGAATGCTTTGCTGCGCCTTGAAGAAGTCTGTTTCAATTCCTTTGAAGGCCCTCTCAAACGGCGCAAGTATGTCCTGCGTAACCTTACCATTGTCTGTAATGGCGGCCACGGTAGCTGTGCCTTGAGTCTTTAGAATCTGGTTGGCTACGTTCTGCTGTTGCTGAATATTCTTTTCGTAACCCTCATCGCCCGGCTTTAGACCGGTGGCAAGAATCTTGAGCTTGGCCAGTTCTTCGTTCAGCTCCCTGAGTTTCGCAGCATACTCAGCGGCGTGGATACTGGCAAGCTGCTGGTCTTCACCCAGCTTAGTAATACGCCCGCTGGCCTCGGCCACGGCCAGTGACGCCTTCTGCTGTTCAAAGCTATTGGTTGTAGCAATTTCTTCGCCGTTCTTCACTTCACGCCAGTAACCGGCCCAGGACTCACCGGTGCGCAACAGATCATTCGTAGTCTTGTCGGCCCAAGCACGAATAGCCGCCTCGCCGCGGTCAAGCGCGCTGGTGTCCTCGGTCTTGCGCTGCTCGTCGGTAACTTTCTTCACACCTTCTTGCAACTTGGTATGCATCTGGGCTTGGAACTGAACGTACTGCGCCAGCACTTGCCGTGCTTGATCACTGCCGTCTTCGAACGTAGTTAGATACTGTGCCCAGAAACTCGCCCCTTCGCCGGCAGTGAGTTCGCCATGCGTGCTAACCATCTGGGCTTTGTAATCCTCAAACTGATCTCGTATCTGTTTCAGCTTCTCAATGTTCGGATCTTTGCCGGGCTTTTCTTCACGCTTCTTGGCCAACTCAATTTCTTCAGCTTCCGCCAGCATTACTTTTCTTATAGTCTGCTCTTCTTCATTCTGTCGACGCACCAGTTCTTGGACGGCAGCAATTTCACGGTCATAGTAATCCGTCTTGTAAATATCTTTCGTGCTTGCCAGCGCGCTATATCGCTCTTGCAGCGAAAAGAAATATGCAGTAGACGTATTCAGCTTATCTTGTTC